GGGTGAAAAACTTCAATATGATTTGAAGATGAAGAGTGTAATTTACCTATTGGATAATAAACATATTATTGAAGAAGATCCAAATGTTATGAATACCTCTTACACGGATGGTGAAGAAGTGTTTAGTATGTATGTAAAAGTGGGCGATCACGCAATTTGTCATAGAAATTTTGATGCCAAAGTGTACCCGCCTAAGGTTAGATATACTGTGGATGTACGTCCGGAAATTAAAGCGGTGTTAAAAGAATTGACTGACATTTTTTCATCTGAAAATTTAACTACCCAATATTTGAACATTAGTCTATAACGTGTATATTTATCAAAACAGCTAAAAAAAAATCGTATGTCTAAAGTAAAAAATTTTGAGTATCTAGGTCAAACATTTCAGTTACAATTATTAAATCAGATTATCGTTGACAAAGAATTCTCTCATAGTATTTTAGACGTAATTGAACCCTCGTATTTTGATAACAAGTATTTCAAGACGTTAATACAACTTATTAAAGAATATTATAAGAAGTATGAATGTACTCCGTCTTTTGATACATTGGAACAACAGACCAAGAGTGAATTTCCGAATGAAACTATGTTAAAAATCCTTATGGATACAATTGGACAGGTAAAAAATAGTCCTTTTGAAGGTAGTCAATTCGTTCAGGAAAAGGCTTTGAAGTTTTGTAAACAACAGGAACTTCAAAAGGTAATGTCCAAAGCACAAAAGGTAATTGATAATGGTGAGTTTGAAAACTATGATCAATTGGAAGAACTTGTTCGTGAGGCGTTACAAGTCGGTGAACGGGAAGAAGGGTTGTCTGATGTATTTGGTAACCTTGATGAGGTTCTAAATGATGATTTCAGACATCCTATCCCTATGGGTATTGCCGGTATTGACAACTTATTGAATGGAGGTTTAGCTAAGGGTGAGATTGGAGTAATTCTTGCACCGACAGGTGTGGGTAAGAGTACAATCTTAACTAAAATGGCCAATACAGCGTTTGCTTTCGGAAATAATGTTTTACAAATCTTCTTTGAAGATAATCCTAAAATTATTCAGAGGAAACATTTCACGATATGGACCGGCATCAGTCCTGATGAATTGTCTGATAGAAAGGATGAGGTATTAGAAAAGGTACGTGATGTTCAAAATTCGATGCCGAATAAATTAATTTTGAAGAAATTACCATCTGATACTTTAACAATGAACCAAATAAAAAACCAAGTTAGAAAATTAATTGCTGACGGAATAAAAATTGACATCATATTATTAGATTATATTGATTGTGTCGTTCCGGACAAGAATCTTGGTGATGAATGGAAAAGTGAGGGTTCAGTGATGAGAGGATTTGAAGCAATGTGTCACGAATTAAACATTGCTGGTTGGACAGCAACACAAGGTAATAGATCATCTATTTCATCAGAGGTTGTTACGACAGATCAAATGGGTGGATCCATTAAAAAAGCACAAGTTGGTCACGTAATTATTTCAATCGCTAAAACTCTCCAACAAAAGGAGATGGATTTGGCAACTATTGCTATCACCAAGTCGCGATTGGGTAAAGATGGTGTGGTGTTTGAGAACTGTAAGTTTAATAACAAGATGATGGAGATTGATACTGAGAGTTCAGTTACGTTCCTAGGCTTTGAGGAAAAGAAAGAAGAAAAGCAAAGAGATAGGATCAAAGAGCTTATGGAAAAACGTAAGTCTCGAGATGAAAATAAACAGAATAGTAACAATTAAAAAAAGAAAAATGGATGCTTCACAGAAGATTTTGTCAGAGTTAACGGTGTATATGAAATACGCCAAATACGTTCCCGAGTTAAATAGAAGAGAAACATGGGACGAACTGGTTACAAGGAATATGGATATGCATATTAAGAAATATCCTACCTTAGAATCAGAAATTAGAGAAGTATATAAGTTGGTTTACGATAAGAAAGTATTACCATCAATGAGATCACTTCAATTTGGGGGAAGACCAATTGAAATATCACCAAATCGAGTATATAATTGTTCTTACTTACCAATAGATCACTTGGATAGTTTTGCTGAGTGTATGTTTTTATTGTTAGGTGGAACAGGTGTAGGGTATTCGGTACAGAAACATCACGTAGATAAATTACCTGAAATTAGAAAACCATCGGCAACTAGAAAGAGAAGATATTTGGTTGGTGACAGTATTGAAGGATGGGCTGACGCGATTAAAGTATTGATGAAGTCATATTTTGGTCAAAATACATCAACACCTGATTTTGATTTTTCAGATATTCGTCCAAAAGGGGCTGCGTTGGTAACATCAGGTGGTAAAGCACCAGGACCGCAACCATTAAAAGATTGTGTTCATAACATTACAAAGGTTTTGGATTCAAAAGAGGATGGTGATAGATTAAGTCCAATTGAAGTACATGATATCGTTTGTCATATTGCGGATGCGGTATTAGCGGGTGGAATTCGTAGAGCGGCATTGATTTCATTGTTCAGTGCGGATGATGATGAGATGATTGCTTGTAAATCAGGTTCTTGGTGGGAGAACAATCCACAACGTGGTAGAGCGAATAACTCAGCGGTTCTTCTTCGTCATAAGATCACCAAAGAATTCTTTATGGAACTTTGGAAACGAGTTGAATTATCAGGTGCTGGCGAACCCGGTATTTATTTCACAAATGATAAAGATTGGGGGACAAATCCTTGTTGTGAAATTGCACTTCGTCCATATCAGTTCTGTAATTTATGTGAGGTTAATGTTTCGGATATTGAATCACAAGAAGATTTTAACAAACGAGTAAAGGCGGCGTCTTTTATTGGGACATTACAGGCGGGTTATACTGATTTCCACTATTTACGTGATGTGTGGAAGAAAACAACTGAGAAAGATGCGTTGATCGGAGTATCAATGACAGGTATTGGATCAGGAACTGTATTGGGTTATGATATGACAGAAGCGGCTAATATCGTAAAGGAAGAAAACGAAAGAGTTGCAAATATGATCGGTATCAATCCTGCGGCAAGAGCCACTACGGTAAAACCTGCGGGAACAACCTCATTAACTCTTGGTACTTCATCAGGTATTCACGCTTGGCATAATGATTATTATGTTCGTCGTATTCGTGTAGGAAAGAATGAACCTATTTATTCTTACTTATCTGAAAATCACCCTGAATTGGTTGAAGACGAATATTTCAGACCACACGATACCGCGGTTATTTCAGTACCACAAAAATCACCTGAAGGGGCGATTTTGAGAACAGAAAGTCCATTCCAAATTTTGGATCGTGTTAAAAGGGTTTCTCAAGAGTGGATTAAACCGGGTCACAGAACAGGATCTAATTCACACAACGTATCCGCAACTATTTCATTGAAAGAAGAAGAATGGGAACTTGCAGGTGAATGGATGTGGGAGAATAGAAAATTCTATAACGGATTATCGGTCCTACCTTATGATGGGGGCAGTTACATTCAGGCACCTTTTTCCGATTGTACGAAAGAAGAATATGAGGCAATGTTTGAAAAACTACATACAATTGATTTATCAAAGGTTATTGAAACCCAAGATAATACCGATTTAAGTGGTGAAATTGCGTGTGGTGCTTCAGGTTGTGAAATTAAATAATTTATTAAACCAATTAACAAAGGGTGGGAGACCACCCTTTTTTTATCTAAAATATTTATGTTTATGATAGGTACAATTTTTAGAGTTTTAATATTACCTTTTATTGTATATTATTTATATAACTGGCATGTAGCCGTTTATCTAAACTTTAATTGTATAACCCATGAGTGGTTTTATTTAGGAGGAGTAATTTATGAAGGAGTTTATAGAAGGAAAACACTATTATCTGGATGGTGGAAAAGTAGTATTCACTGAGCAATATCATTTGGATAGAGGATCTTGTTGTGGATCGGGATGTCGTCATTGTCCTTATGGTGACGAAGTTAGAGAAATTGCAATGAACAAAAGAAAAGTTGCAACAACTACGTATGAAAAAATACAGGAAATAAAAAAGGAGTTAGGACAATAATACTTTTCGTAAGTGGTGTATTTATAAAATATGGCAAATGGTA